CGGTCGTGGGGCTGGCCCTCGTTGCGTCGCAGATGCGACTTGAGCTCGGCGAACTCCTGGTTGAGGAACTCGAGGATCTCGGGGTCGTCTACGAGCTCAGAGAACTCGAGACCGGTCCGGTTGCGAACGTCAGCAACAAGGTCTTCTGCCGTACGCAAACGCATGATCTCGAGCCTCCCGTCTAGTAGTCCTCACTCCCCGAGCACGCCTTCACGAACGACTTGAGAGCCGCGCGGGCGCGCGCGCGTTTCTCCGGTGGGATGCTGAGCGCGTCGGCGAGGGAGTCGAACGCGGCGCCGTGGGCGCTGCCCTCTTCCTCCATCTCCTCCTCGTCGTCACCCACTTCGTCGTCGAGGGGCTCGCCTACTTTGCTGTAGGCCTCCCCTTCGGCAGCGTCGTCCACCGGCTCGCGCTTCGGCTTCGGCTTCTTGCCGGAGCTTTTGAGCAAGCCGAGGAACGCGCCCGCGGTCGACTTCTCAGCCACGTTACGATCCGTCCTTGAAAGCCACGTTGACCATGACCGTACGGCCAGCCGTCTCGACGGGAGCGCCGTTCGCGCCGTCGAGTGTCGTCACGAGCTGCGTGACCTTGGTCGTGTGACCGCTCCCCTGGTTGGCCGCAACGCAGCAACCGGCACGTACGCCGTCAGATGGGCCAGCGACAGGGCCCAAGCAGACAGCGTCAGCCCAATGCTGCTTTCGATAGCCGTCCGCGTACGTGATGAGGAACTCACCATTGTTCGCGGTTTTGACGATCGACTCGATGAAGGACGGACTCGGGTTCGCGCCTCCCGCAGCAGCGTCCGGCCCCGTAAGGCCGCCGCAACCGAAGAAGAGCGTCGGGTCCGGGTTCGTCCCGATGTTGGTCGTGATGAACCCAAACTCACCGCGAAGAATGCGGCTGGTTGCGTTCATCGAGACCGGGTTCCATGTGCGGCGGCTCATAGCTGTTGCTCCTTACCCCCTCAGGACGTGGACCTGAATCTCCGAGATCGGAACGATCTGGCCTGCGCCAGCCTTTGCGATCTCGAAGGTCACGGACCCGCCCATGAGGACTTCGAGGTTGGCGTTCGTGAGCGCGAATGTCTTGCGGACGAACTCCGCAAGCCCGCCCTGAGCCGCCGCGAGCGTGGAGTACGTGCCGAGCGTGGTCTTGTTCGCTCCTGCCGCGTCCCGCTTGCTCACGGTGATGACCGCGCCGTCTGCCGCGTCCACGGGGACGTCAGCGTCGGTCGTGACGTCGATCCGCATCACGCGCCCGTACCTCGTTGCGGCCGTGAAGCCGGTGAGGAGCGGGAACGTGAAGCCGAACGTTTCGCCCGTCGCGTCGGCAGCCATCGCGTCCGCCGCAGTCTTGCGAATGCGGAAGACGTCGGTGTACATCCGGCGCGTCTCTCGGACGGGATCGGTGACGTCTTTCGCGTCGCCGAGATCGCCCTGCTCGATGCCCTGCTTGTATTCGGTGTCACTCATGGCTTGTTGCCTTCGTGCCTTTCTTGACCGCTTAGGTCAGGCGCGCGCGGACAGAACCGGCGACCTTCTTGGACTGCATCTGGTAGTACCCGATGATTCGACCATCGAACGCATCGGCCGAGTCCGCGCGGAGGATCTTGTTGCCGTCGCGCGCCTCGATGAACGGGAACTGTCCCGGACCCTTGATCTCCCACTTGTCGAGATCGAGACCCCACGCAACGCCCTGCGTGTTGTTGTAGTCCGAGTAGACCTCGACGGTGCCCACACCCGTCGCGACCTTGACGCCCTCGAACCCGACCGTCGCATCGACCTCCGTGTTGACGGTGATGCGCCTCGAGCCGAGCGCCAGGATGAGCGCAAGGAAGTCGAGGTCGTTCTGGAAGATGTGCGAGAGCTTTCCGCCGTTGCGAGCGGAGACCTGGCACATCTTCTGGATCTGCTCCTCCGGGCCGAGCGTCCGCACGTCGAGGCGCGAGCCTGCGAGGCGAACGGGATCGACGGAGCGATCGAGCGCGAAGAACGAGTCGCCGAGCGTCGGCGCCGTCGCCGGAACCCACGCCTCGAGCCCCTTGATGCCGAGACCGAAGTCGCCGGCCGTGAAGAGGAAGTCGTTCGCCGCGATCGTCGGGATGCCCGTGGGGTCGTCCCACGTCGGCTGAGTGACGGTGATGGTGCCGAGGTCGCGATCGATCGAGCCGGCCGTGACCTGCCCGAACTTGACCGCTCCGCTCGTCCCATCGGCCACGCTGGCGACGATGGGCTGGTTTTTCTCGAACTTGACGATGTCGTTGATGTTCAGCAACGTCACCGTCTGCGTGGTCTGACCACTGCCGACGCGCCCGATGGCGCCACCACCGTTGAGGAACGGCTCGTAGCCCATGTTGCGCTTCATCGCATCCATGGCCGAGTCGAGCTCGAACTCGAACGCCTCTACGAAGGCGCCCTTGCTGTTCGCAGTCTGCCGCTGGAGTCGGCCGTCGACCGAATACAGCGAGTAGTTCTGCGTGACGTTGATCTGGTACTCGACGACTGCCGAGGCGTTCTTGTTCGCGCTCGCCTTGTCGAACGAGTGGCTCCGTCCCGCGGTGTGCGCGATGCGGACGGGAAGGTGCCAGTTCTTCCCGTAGCCGTCGAAGCTCTTCTTGAGGAACGCGAAGAGCGTGTTGTTTTCGTACATGGCCACCAACACGTCGTTGGGGTCCGGGTACATGTGCTTGATGATGGCGTCGTGCGTGGTCGGTGTCGCTGCACCCATAGTCGGCCTCCGTAGCCGACGACCCGCGCGTCAGACGCGCATCATTGCGCGTTCAGTCGTCGCCAGCCTCGGCCTCGAGAGCAGCGGTCAATTCTCTTCGCTTTTGCTTTCGCTTCTCTTCGAGAGTCAGCGGGCGCTTCGGCGTAGATGTTGTTGACGCTGCGTGTCTATTCGAGATCCCGTTCGGGCCGCTCTCGTTCTTCGACGAGTCTTGCGCGGGGCCACCGGGGGAGGTTGCGACAGGAGCACCATCTGACCCTGCCGGGCTTCGATTGCGCTCGAGTATTCTGTTAGCACGAAGCTCAGCCTCGTACTCCAAACATTCTCGGATCTCCTTGTCGGTGGGATTCCGACCTTTGCTCGCGTGGAACACCTTCACCATCGGTTCCGAGTTGGGATCGTCGGGATCGGAGGGCCGCATCAAGAGCTCCTCGACGAGCCCCGGGACCTCCTTGGCTTGGTAGAGAGACGTGAGATTCGGGCACTCTTTCGCGGTGATGGCGCCCACGAACGAGCGCATGGCGTGGAACTTGGCCTGCTTCTCCTGCTGCGTCTCCCACTCCGCCTTCCGTCGCTTGTCCTCTTCCTCGCGTTCGGCCTCGCGTTCTTCGAGCTTGCGAATGCGCTTCTCCTCCGGGGTCTCCGGTTGCGCATACCGCTTCGCGACCTCGACGGGATCCTTGCCGATCTTGAGCAGGTGTCCCACGGGATCGCCGAGCGCCTCCTCGAGCTCCGCTTCGCGCTCTGCAAGCTTCTTCTCGCGCGCCGAGAGCCCTTCGAGCTTCGCCTGCGCCTCGCGCTCTGCCTTGCGTGCGCGACTCTCTTTCTGCGCAGCGCTCTCGAACTTTCGCGAGAGCTCGAGGTTCGGATCACGCTCGGGCGTCTTCGGCTTCTCTCCGACGCCCGAACCTGCCGCTGGTTGCCCTTGGGCCGGGGGGGCAGCCTCCGTGCCGCCAGCAGCAGGTTCCGGCGCCGCAGCGGGCGCCTCGATGGTGGTGAGCGATTGCGTGACGACGGGAGACGTACCGTTCATGGACTACACCTAAACGACGCCCCCGTTCGGAAGGGGCTGTAGCGGGGGAGGAGGAGCGCCGGGGGGAAGCATCGGCCCAGCGGCGCCAGGAATAGGCGGCAGCCCAGGAGGCCCAGGCGGCAGGGGCGGAGCTGTTGGGTCGACTTCACCGGGTAGCGGGTTGGGGCCATGGTCCTTCCAGGCCTTGCCAGTGAGGTAGCGATAGCACGTTTTGATGTATTGCCTGAAGAGGTTCAGTCGCGGCTCGGGCAAGCCGTCGTTGAGAGCGGCCTCGTAGGCGTCGAGCACCATGTCGTACGCCATCTTGTGATTGCCGATCGCGTCGCGAACCACCTTCGTGCCCTTGCGCATGAGCATGATGTGCTTTCGTACGTTCTTCTTGCCGGCGAGCCTGTCGGCCGCGAACGCTTCGGTGTCGGGCCACTCGAGCATCTCGTAGATGTCGTCCGTCGTGACCTTCGTGTATTGCGCGAGCTCGAGAGCGTACTCGCGACGGCCAGCGGGCGTGTCGGGCAGCTTGCTCGTCGGGTAGATCTGGACGGCGATCGTGTCGAAGTCCATCTTGCCCCACGTGACTTGTTCGATCGTGCGGCCCTTGAAGCCGCTGCGCGCGAGCGTCTTCTTCTTGCTCTTGATGCCGCCGAGCACCTTCGCGAGACGAAGGGCGTCCTCGGACGCGGCCTCTTCCGACGCGCGCAAGAAGTTGTTGAAGCGCTCTGTCTCGACGTTGAGGTACGTGCGAAGCGCGACGGCGCTCGAGAGTCCCGCGGGCTTCTGGCTCTGCGCAGAGAGCTGCGAGATGCCCGTGATCTCGTAAAGCGTGCGCACGAGGTACTGCAAGTGTTGGAAGACCTCGCCGCTCATCGACTGCGGCGTGTAGACCTCCGGCTTGATGGCGCCCGTGTACTTGATGATCGTGGCGATGTCGTTGTTCAGGCTCGCCGCGTTGACGTTCGACGAGCTCTCGACCATCCAGTGCGGCTTGGCCATGAGATGCATCGCCATCTGGATGTCGCGCACGAGCCGATTGATCTCGCCCTGGATGGTGGCGACGCGCTCGCAGATCCCGATGCCGTAGAACCCCATCGACTGCACTTCGGGACGCAGGAACGTGAAGGGGTGACCGTCGCTGTCGAGGAACTTGAGCGTCATGCCACGCAGGCAAACGATCTTCTTTCCCTTCGTCTTCGACGTGGGCTCACGCCAGCCTTCGTAGATGGCGACCTGCTCGCTCGACTCGTCGCGATCGAAGTCCTGCCCCTCGTTCTCGCCAGCCTTCGAGTCGATGGCCTGCTCGAGTTTCTTGTTCCACTCCTTGTCCGCGCGCTTCGAGTCCTCGCTGCGGCGCCAGAGGTCGAACGCCTCTTGCTTGTCGTAGAACTTTCGCTGCCCGATTCGGACGGGCCTGCCGTACATGCATTCGCGATCGTCGATAATGAGCTCCCACGGGAACGTGCGCTCGATGACGCCCTCGCCGTCGACCTCGTGCGTCTTCGTCACCCCGAGCCCGTAGATGCATGCGTCCAGCGTCCGGCCAGGGTGGACGGTGCTGTAGTAGTGCATGTCGTGGAAGTGGCCGTCGACACACTTGTCCGCGTTCTCGGCCTGCTCGATGAGCTCGTAGTCGCCTTCGACGGTCGTGAACATCGGGCGCGGGCGGTTCTTGCACGTCTTCGAGACGAGCGAGTCGATCGCGTTCTGCGTCGCGTTGAGCGCGATGCGCCCCTGGTTGGGAATGTTGCGCGTGTAGCTGTTGACCCCGAATCCGAGCAGCGGAAGGTTCGAGTACAGGCTCGCGTAGAGCAGGTTGCGCTTCCTGCGGTCGACGGCGCTGGGCCGATCGCGAACGGTGTCAGCCCAGCGCGTAAACGCCTCGTGAGCGTCTTCCTCAGTGGCCTTTTCCCATGTGAGCCGCTGGCCTGCGGAAGCGTCAGATAGCGAAAGGGTTGAACGACTTCTCTTCACGTCCTCCCGAGAGGACTCGATCGTGATCCGTCGCTTGGTCGCCATCCGAGTGCTCCGTGGGCTTGGGCAAGGTTCTGCCTTGCTCAGCAATACCACGCTTGAACGCTTGGGCTAGCGTCTCTCCGTACTGAGGAAGCTTCGCCGGGAGATTGTAATTCACCGCGCGACGGGCGTTCCGCTTGGCGGCTCGAAGGCTCATACCGCGTCCGGGAGCAGATCGAGCTCGGCGTCGGTCATGGACGCCCGTCCGAGCAGGTTCATGTAGTGCGCACGCTTGCCGGCGCGCGGGTCCTTCTCGGCATCCTTCGCGGCGGCTCGAGGAGCCGGTGGCCCCATCAAGATCTCGAGCGAGTCGGCCGTCTTCATGTACTTCACGACGCCCTTGGCGCGAAGCACGTCGAGCAACGTGCTCAGTTGAGCAACATCGTCTCCGTCATCTGCTCCAGGAACGGCGTCCCCTCGTTTTCGTCCCACCATTCGCCTGCCTCGTTTTTCTTCTTACCAACTTCGAGCATGCGGCGCTCGAAGATCTCTTCTGCCTCGAGATCGAGCGCTTCTTTCGAGCCCTTCTTGGGCGGGTTCTTCCGAACGCTCTCGAGAAAGTGGTACGCCGCGCGCCAGGCATACAGGCAGGCGTCCGCCAAGTGATCCTTGTGCCCGTCCATCGGGTTGTCTCGCGCTTCGTCCCACGGAAGCTTCGCCCACTCGTCCACGAGCCCCTCGTTGCCCGGAAACACCTTCAGGAGTCCAGCCTTCAGGTCGCTCGAAAAGAGCTCGATGAAGCCGCGCTTGTCGTTCTTCTGCGCGGGGACGATCGGCAGATGGAAGCGCTGGCGCGCGTACTCGACGTAGCCTTTTCCGAAGCCGCCCATGTCGCCGACCATCCGCGTGAAGCTGTACTTGCTTGCCAGTCCGCTCGCGATGATCGCGGCCTCCGGCGCGAGCAGCCCGCGCTTCTCGATGGTCTCCACGACGTACAGGTTCGGGTCGTCCTGCTGCCACCCGAGCACCACGAACGCCGTCGAGTCACTGTATCCGTAGTCGATGCCGAGAACGTACTGCCAATAGCGCTTGTCCTGTTTGATCGGCAGCGAGAAGTTCTTCTTGCGGTCGTACGGGTAGACGAGACCCTGCGCGGCGGCGACGAAGCTGCACTCGAACTCCTGCTGAAACCACCAGAGACGCCCGAGACGCTCCTGCTCGGCCTTGTCCTCGGTGAGCTTCGCGTGGTTGTTGACGATGCGCGTGTTGTTCCACGCCGTGACCTCGTAGCGCTCCCACTTCGAGTCGACGTCGTGCCAGATGTCCGGGAAGTGGTGCTTGCGGAGCCCTTTCGGCGTGCCGAGAAGGATGTGCTGCCCATCGCGCACCAGGAGCATCGGCTTCATGGCCTGGTAGACGTTCTCCGGCACCATCGCCGACTCGTCTTCGATGATCATGTCGGCCGTGTACGAGCGAACCGTGTCCTCGTCGGCCGCGAGGATGATGATGCGGCTCCCGTTGTCGAGCTCCAGCTCCTCACGATTCTTTGCGCTGATCTTCGCGTTGACGTCTTTCAGCTCGAGAAGAAAGTCATCGACCTTGCGCCGGAGCTCCACGGCCTGCTTGATGGCCGGCGCGACGATGAGAATCACGCTTTTTGGGAACAGGACCGCTCGATGGAGCGCCTTCGCTGCGGCTGTCGTCGACTTGCCCTGCTGGCGAGCGATGTTGACGATGATCTTCCGAGCCTGCGAGCAGAGAAGCCGGCATTGCCAGGGATCGGGCTCGAACTTGAGCCGATCCCTGCACCACGCAACAGGATCCTCGATGTGCAGCAGGTGACGAAGGCACGCCTCGAGCTGCTCGTCGTTCGACCTCGGCTTTTCAGGCTGTCGCTGGGCCGCCTTTGCCAGTTTGGTCAGGTTTTTCTTTTCGTTGGGCATTCGGGAGCTCGAAGGGGAGCCCCTCGTCCTGAATCGTCATCGGGCGAGGGTGCTCTTCCGTGGTGAATCGGTACGACTTGATCCTGCCACGGGGAACACCTCCCCACCAGATCCACTCGTCGGGCTTCGGGATCTGCTTTCGTTTGCCACGTTCGTCGACCTCATCGCCGTCGATGGTCGTGCGCACGCCGTTCTGTCCGCACGAGGCGTTCTTGAAGATCTGGACGTCGCCGATCGACGCTCCGTCCCACGACGTCTCGAGAAGCCACTGCTCGGACGCGATGAGCGTCGACATGGGCATCACGTTGCGGTCGCCGGGGTCGTTGATGGGGTGCTCGAGGGAAGCGGATGCGAGGCGTCGGTGGATAATTCTCATCGTCGAAGCTCCAGAAACGGGTTGTAGGGGCGTCGCTCGTCGGCGAGCGGGCAGATGCGGTTCACCTCGTAAAGTAGCGCGCGCTCGAGGGACGCCGCGAGCTCAGGATCTTCACGAACCGACTTTCGGGCGTAGAGATACACCACTTCGTGCGCCTGGAGCCCCCTGATCCGACGCACGGAAACCCAGCACATCGGAGTTTCCTCGTCGTGGACGTGATGCCCGACGAAAACGGTGCACGACGGGAGTGTGATGCGGTCGAGAACGTGGTTCACGAGGCACCAGTAGTCGCGCTCCTCGATGTTGCGGCTCCATCCGCGTGTTCCTCGCTGCTCGAAGAGCTCTTTTTTCCAATTCGAGAGCACCATCGCCGTCTCGGACTCGTGCATCTCCCGAATCGTCAGCCCCTGCATCGCGGTCTCCTGCCGAAGAGGCGCCACTTCCCGTTTCGCGGCAGCACGGGAAAGAGCTCGTGCACGAGCTCCTCGCAGACGTTGTAAAAAACGTCGTAGATGCTCGTCTTCGAGTGCAACTCTCGCTCGTAGATCCTACGCCTGGCGTGTCGGTGCGGCGCGTGCATTCCGTAGCCTTTGATCCACCACGCATCGACGTTGAACGAGCCGTCGATGCTGACGGTGTTCCTCAACGTGTCGCATGTGACGTTCTCGTCGGGACCCAACTTCACGCCACGGCGCTCGAGGGCGCGATGAAAGAACTGGCGGAGAATGCTGTCCGGGTTCTCGATCTTCACCGCATCCACTTGCCCTTGGCCGCGGAGTAGTCGGCCGCTTCGCTGTTGAACTCGTCACGCAGATAGCGCCGGAGCTCGGGATGCTCGGCGAGCGTCGAGTCTTCGATGCGCCCGTGAAGCCAGTCGCCCGGGTAGACCAGGATGTCCTCGCCGTCCCACTGGAAGACGTCATAGGTGCGGGCTTGCGTGTAGACTACAAGATCGCCGGGCTTCAAGTCCTCGAGCCACGCCATGTGACCCTCGTTGAAGCGAGCGAGCTGAGGCTGCGGCAGCCTCGAGAGATCGGGTGGCTTCCAGCTCATGTCGGGCGAGCCGTCAGGCATGGACGGACGTCGCGGCGCGGGCATCGGTGGCTGCCACGGGCGGTTTTGCGTCCAGCGACCACCGAGCCCGATGACTTCACCGATCTGGAGAATCTTGTTCTGCCCGCCGTTGTAGATCACGAGCCCGTGCGTGTGCGCGTCCATCGCGACCTTGCGGAGCAACACGTTCCCGCCGATGGCGCGTAGCGGTATCTCCTTGCGCTTCGGGAACGGATCGGGCTCGACCTGATACGTCATTCCTCGTCGAACTCCTTGCCGCCTAGCTTCGGCGCACACCGCTCCTCGGTCATGTCGATCATGACGGGAAACTCTTTCGCTTCCTCGACGGCTTGCTCGAGAGCGTTGCCGATGTCGATGTCCTGCCCCGTCCACGCGTAGCGATGCGCGTGGCCACCCTTGCCGACCTCCGGGGGGCGGATGCTCGCGTACCAGCCGATGCGACCCTTGCCGATGTCGACCTCTTGCAGCGAAACCCGGCCCCGCTCTTGCGCCTCGTGAAGCGTGCGAAAGAACGGAGCCGGAAAGAACCATCGCCAGACGCGGCGCGCCCAACTGAGTTGGAAGTCTCGGCGCTTCCTAGCGACGATGAGCATGCTCAGGTCTCGCTTTCCTCTTCGCTGTCGGGCGGGAACGGCTCGGTCGCGCGCTCGGCCGCGACAGGATCGAACGTCCGCATCGGATCACGCGGTGGCGGGGGCGGAATCTCTCCTGCTGCGAATGCGGCGGCCATCGAGCCCGTGTCAGGCGTCGTTGGGAACGGCGCTGCGTTCTCGGAGGCCTCCATCTTCAGTTGCTCCTCGTACGTGCGCGGGACACGTCGAGCGGGCGCGGCGTCGGCAGGTGCCTCGAGCACTGGCACGGGCTTGCCTGGTGCAACGAACGGAGGCCAGTGCCATGTACCGTTCGGGTGCGGCACCTTTTCGTAGTGGACGATGTTCTTGCAGTGCTGCACGGGAGGAAGCTGGTCGATGCCTCCATTCGTGAAGACCTGAAGGTTGACGAGCCCCTCTTCCGAGCCGTCTTCGACGAGCTCGACGATGATCGCGGGACGCACGCGCCCGAACGACGTCGGCGAGTCCGCCTGCGAGAGAACGTAGTGGACGATGCGACCGATGGAAGGTTTCTGGCTCATGCTGCTGCGGTCTCCGGGAATGCGGGGTCAGGGATGATCTCGTTCGACGCGGGGCGAACCCAGATGTCGAACTTCTTGGCGCTGTTCTCGTCGCCGTTGTCGAGGAGCACCAAGATGGCGGGGCCCACCGGGGGCTGGTTCGGTTCGGTCTTCGGCCCGCCCGAGAAGTACTTTCGGGTCGGCTCGAAGTCGAGGATGCGGCCCTGGCCGGTCCCTGCCCATCCGCCCTTGGGGTTGCCCTGCGCGTCGAGCGCGCCGAGCCAGATCACACGATCGCCGATGTCCATGTCAGTCTCCGATCTTTTTCAGGAACGTCACGAGCTCACGAAGCGCTTCCTCACCCGTTCGACCCGTCGCGACATGCGGGACGAGCGTGCTGCCCGGAGCTTGACACGCCCAACAGCGGTTCTCGGTCGTGCGCGGCTCCTCGAACGCCGTCAGATCCACACTGAAGTGAATCTGCTCGGCACCCGCGGCCTTGGCCTCGAGAAGCAACACGGCGAACGTGCTCACGTCAGACTTTTGCGCGCTGGATGAGCGCACGCACGACGTCGGCGCCGTTGAGCTTCATCTTGTGCGAGAGCGAGATGAGCTTCTTCTTCTCGGCTGGCGTGATGAGCACATGGAGCGGCGTGCGGTCGATGCCGCGAGCTCCCCGGTGGCCAGTGGTGAAGAACCCGCGCGGGGCCGCCTTCA